TGCGGCTTGCTTTTCAATGTATTCAGCCATGCTGCACCGCCATCTTGAAAAACGCCGGCACATCGCAGAACTCGTCCTTGTTACGGCCGACCACGAGGATCGGACCAACGAAATCCACGCCGAAGAACCGGCAGTTGTACGGCATTCCGAGCAGCACTCCTTCCTCGTTACAGATAACGACGGCATCCGATGCAATCGTTACGGTTTCGATGTAGCCGCCGACCTCGGTCTGCAAGGCTTTCAGAGTGTTGTCGATGTCAATCAGCTCCGGCTCGCAGCAGGGCTTTTTACGGATTGCTTTCATACTGCTCCACCTTTCTCACATCTGCGATCTCCATACTGACGATCATGTCCAGCATGTCGTTTTCGTCACCTTCAACCATCAGCGCATCTCCGGCCGCATTATGCAGCATTGCCTCGAAATACGGCATTTCCTCATCAACACAGCGAAACCGGCAGTCATTCTCCGTAAACAGATAATCACCCTCCAGCACACCGTTCGGGTCGAGCAGATCACCGCCCTTGCAGTTACCGCCTACCTCATAGGCGATGTGACCCGTATAATCGTCCTGCATCAGTGTCACGCGAATGGTATGGACGTATTCTCCCAGCCGTTCGGGTGCGTATTTCCTCATGTTGCTCTCACGCAGTTCAAAGCCCATGAGATACGCTGCCTCCACCGGGTGATTGCAGGCATATGCCCGGCAGTCAGAATTCTTAGCCGTTTTCCCCTGCATTCCGCACTTCTCACAGTGCGCCACAATTCCGCAGTGCGCGAAATATGCCTGCTCAATACCTGCGTACTCTTTTCCGTTTTTTATGAATTTCACTTGCTGTTCTCCTTCCTCTGCGGCATTTTGATCATCTTCCACAGAACGGCTACGCTCTCCTTGACCGCACTGCTGCTCCGTGCCCGATTCAGGATTTCCACCTGACGGTTGTAATGCGCCTGACACAGCTTAAAGCCGGGCTTGACCGGGTTGCTGCACCAGCAGCAGATCCCGGGTGCTTTGGCGCTCAACTTGCGGTTTCTGCGGCGGCGTGTACAATTCGCATTCTTGATGTTGCACTCATAGCAGCGCACATAGCCTTTCTGTGCAGGCTTGCCGCACCGCACGCAAAGTCCC